CGTAGACCAGGCCGGTAACATCCGCGTAGCTGCCGTCGGTGTCCGACTCCTGGAGCTTCAGGACAGTCATCGCAATGTCGGTGGCCCCAAGGTAAACGAACACTTCCAGATATTCGTAACCCAGCGTGTCGATGCTCGCCGTGGTCAGGCTGGCATTGTCAACGATGGCAGCCGGGGGAGTGATTGACACCCACTTGGTGTTCTGTGCATGAATCATGTGTGACTCTCCTTACGAACCGGGGGTCTTCAGCATGATCACCGGACCGGCCACCGAGGACGTTCCTTTTTCATGCACGTTAATATCAAAACGCTCAGTGCCACGGATCGCGAGTTGATCGAATTCGAAGTAACGCGAACCATCGACGGCGATCGAGATGCCACGCCGGGAACCCATCGAGGCCGCCAGATCGAGATTCCCGAGATAGGCAATCCCATCTGTTGAAGTCTGGGCCGTGGTCGTGGAGTTCATGACCTGCACGATCTCGACCGGGAACCCGAGGAATTGCAGGGGAGCACCGCCAGCGATCTGGGCCACGGTGTTGCCCCCAGCCGCCTCCGCCAGCCGCAGCATGGAGTTAGCCCAACCCACGCGGCTGATGTACCACCGCGCCCCGTTGACAGCGAACTGAGGCAGTTTGCCGACCATCGCCTCAAAGTCTTCGAGGTCGAGGGTTGCAAACGCGGTGTTGCCGGTGATGGCAGTGACTTCGCTGCCGTCGCCCAACGCGTTTTTCAGGCCGACGATCCCGCCGTACGTGCTGGTGCCGTCGCCGTTGAACAAGCACTCGTCTTCCTTGTCAGCGAAGGCGTAGGCAATTTCCTGCGCGAGGTCATCGGCAATGGAAATCACCGAGTCCTCAGAGAGTTCGCTGCTGTACTTGGTCAAGACCGCCAGCTTGCGGGCCGTCAGACTGACCGTGTCCCAACCCTTGTCGCTGGCCGTGATCTCGGCATTCTCGGACACGAAATACGCGGTCACGCCGGACTGTCGCCGGGGGACGATCAAGGTATCGGATTGCATCGGACGAATCCGCAGCACCCGACGAGCGACCCCCCGCTCTTCCCGCAGATCGATGATCGCGGTTTCCATCTGCTCGGGGACGAGGAACCCGCCGAGGTTGTTCGACGTGGTCTGAAGGGCTCGGGTCTCGATGCCGTTTTCCGAACACCATTGGGCCGCCCGCTGATCCCCGCCCAGGATCGCCAGGCACCATTGACCAGCCGCGTAAGCATTGTCCTGCGCGTTGGCACCACGGAAGGACCGAAGCGACCCGAACCGCCGCAGCGTCCGGATCTCGGTCTTCGGGGCAGGGGCCACCACACCGGGGGCAGGAGTGGGAGCACTTCGCCGCCCCTCGCTGGCAGCCAGTGCGGCTTTCTCGGCGATCAGCTTGGCGAACCTGGCTTCCTCAGCCCCGGCCTTGCCAGCCTCTTCCAACAGCCCCTCGTACTTGCGGGTCTCGTCGTCAGTGAGGGGCCGAGACTTGCCGCCCTCGCCCCCAGTCGCCGCCGCCAGCAGCACGCCTTCCGCCTCAGCCAGTTTGGCCGAGCGCAATTCGCGGGCCTGATCGGCCAGCTTGTGCAAATCCATAATGTCGTCTCCGTTTTGGCCGACGACCACCAGATAACACATCAGGCGTGAACCGTCGGCAAGTGCGAACACCTGCTGACAATCCACGCCTGCAACGGCAATTGCGGATGTCTCGCGGAATCAACACCATGCCAACGGGCTGGGACGTTTGTTCCGGCAGCATCAATCTGTGTTAAATCGTACTGACTTGCAGTCGACTGTCAATACGTCTTCAGCTTCGCCAACTGGATTTTCCGCTCGGCCAGATCGAACGGCATCCCCTGCAATGCCTTGGCTTTGGCCAGTGACCGCAACGCCATCTCAGTTGCCTGATAGGCGGGGTACGTGACGGCACTCACGTCGAACAACTCGACGTTGTGCAGCTCGCGGATCTGCCGCTCGCCCTCTTGTCGCCATATGTCGCTCTTGGTCGTGAACCCAAAACTCATCTGGTCCATGTCGCCCCTGCGGATCTTCGGAACCAGTGCTTGCACGTCGGGGTCGCTCATGTCCAGATCCGCCTCCATCCGCAGCCCCCGTTGATCCTCCGCGAGTCGCAGTGTGCCGGACTTGGTGCGGGCCAGCGGGGTCCCCTCGTGATTGACCAGCAGCCGCACATCAGCACCGCTTGCCAGTGTCCTGGTAAACGCCCCTGGCCGGATGATCTCGACGAACCCGCCAAGATCTTCAGACAGCGAATTGAAGACGGCCGCGTATCCCCGCAGCGTGATCTTTCCATCCGCCTCTGACCGAAGTTCGATCTCGGCACATGCCCGGTATTCTCGGTCGCTCATCGCACCACCTCCCGGGCAAACTCGGTCGCCCTCCGTGCATCCCATCGGGACACAACCGATTCAACGCTCTCCGCCAGCCGATCCGCCGACACCTCGCACGCGGTCAACAGGGCCTGGCGAGACTGCTCAACGTGACGGGCCACGATGTCCGCCGGGTCGAGAGACTGCCGCAAGTGCAAACCGAGGGCTCGCACCGTCGGGCCGATCGCCTGTTCGAGGGTTGCCGCATGCTCGACATAGAACGTATCCAGCCACCCGAGGAACTCGCCCGGCTTGTTGGCTGCACGGGTCGCCGCGTTGCGTTCCTTGCTTAGCAGCCGGGTAAGGTCGTTCTCCAGAATCGACCGCAGTGCGTCGCCGAGGTCTGGAGAATCATCCTCCTCCGCCTGTGCCACGCTGGCTTCCCCCACGCTCGGGGTCGGGGTCGCCTGCATGGCCGTTGTCAACGGGACCATGTTGCCGTTAATCAGGTACGCATCGCCGTCTTCGGTTGGAATCGGATTCATGCCTTCTCGGTCCCTGATCTCGTTTGCGCTCATCCATCCGTTCTGTCGTGCCACTGCATACGCATCATACCGGCTTTTCAGGTCTGCTAGCGATAGATCATCAAGGTCAAGCTCGGTGAAGTAGGTTGGCTTCTCGCTCGGGCTGAAGAGTTTGCGATGCGCTTCCTGCTGCATCGCCACCGCAAGGGGGCGGATTGTGTATGTCTTGTATTCGATCGACTGATGCTCGATGTTGCCGAATGTCGCCCGGCTCAGATCCCGCAGAAGGTGGGGGGGGATGTTAAACCACCTCGCGACTTCCGCAATCTGGAATTGTCGTTGCTCCAACAATTGGGCGTCCACCGCACTCATTTGCATGGCCTGGAACTCCATGCCCTCCTGGAGAACGGCGATCTTCCCGGCCTTGTCCGCCCCCCGATGCATCGCGTCCCACTCGTCGCGGATGTTCCGCCTCGCGTCTGTCGTCAGCTTGCCGGGATGCTTGAGGATGCCCCCGGGCCTGGCACCATTGGCAAAGCTGCTGCCGCTGTATTGCTCCATGCCGAGGGTGAGGCCGAAGCTGTCCCGGGCTCGCTGGACCAGCCCCTTCCCGACGATGCCATCAGCCGCCATCAGGGGGACGTGATACACATCGACCGGATCGAGGCGGACGGGATTCAACCCGTGCTCGTCGGTCACCTCGTAATAGATGCGCTTCGTGCTGTCCCGTTTCATCGCCACGCGGGCCGGGTGAATCCACCACAGAGAGACAGGCCGCCCGCCCCGGTTGCGCTCGATCTCCGCGATCATGTTCCCGTGCAAGTAGAAACTCGTCATCATGGCAATTCGCCACGAGAACGCCGTCATCTCACTGTTAGGCTCCTGATCCAGCAGCAGCCGCAAAGGGTGATCGTACCGCTCGATATTGGCTTCGTCCTGCCGCTCGTAAACCTCCCATTCAAGCTGGGCGATGGTTTCGGCAATCACGCGAACAGCAGCATAGACAGCCGAGACAGTCATCGCTGAGGTCTCGGTGATCGCCACTCCGCTGGAACTCCGAGGCATCAATGCGTCGGCCACTTGCTGCGACATGCCACGGGCCTCCGGCGCGATCCAATTCGCCAGACCCCGCCGAATCCCTGCAATGATGCTCACAGTGACAGACTCCCTTTCGTGTCGTACACACTGCCCACTTCATCCGCCACCATCGCGGTTCCCATCGCCATGATCGTAGCCACGATGCCGTCAATCTTGTCCGCAGATCGGGACTTGCTTGGTCGGATATTATCGCTCTTGTCCCGCTCCGCCGCTACGTTTCCGGCCATCCAACGCAATACCGGGTCGCCGTCGTGGTGTAGTGTCTGGTTGGCAATCCTCCGCTCGAACTCCTTCGAGGGGGCCGCGAATGATCCGATTGTCTGACGGAACTCCTTCAGCCGCTCGGCAGGGAACCCCGCTGCCGCCAACTGCTGGGCCATCGCTCGTGCCGGTCCCCAGGGGTCGTAGGCAAGACACTGCAGGTCAAACCGCTCGGCCACCTCGCACAGCTCCGCACAGATGACGCCGTAGTCGGCCACGTTGCCATCGGTCTGCGTGATCAGTCCTTGGGACGCCCATCGCTTGGCCTGTGCCCGGTCTTGTTTCCCCCGGATGTCCGCAACTTCTTCAGGCATCCAGTAGCGACACCTCACGTAATAATCGCCATCGCGTTTGAAGACCATCGACAATGCATTGATGTCGCGAGTCGATGCAAGGTCCAACCCACACCAGACCGGTTCCCCCGAGAATTCCGAGACGTCGAAGTCTTCGCGACACTGGTCCCAGTGGTGCATCTGAATCCAGCGGACTGCCTGCTCGGTCCATTGGTTGAGGTACAGGTTGCGAAATGTGTTCTCTGCTGCTGGGTTGTTTTTGGCTGCTTCACATTCCTCTTTCAGGAAATCCAACGACACAGACGCGCCTAGATTTGGATTGGCTCTCCTCCATGTGTCTTCATTA